AACCTAGGCGAACTCAAAGATGTTGAGTATTTCAAGAAGAAGCTTTATAACTCTCTCAACCTTCCCCCTTCTCGTCTTACCGACGATAACAAAGGATTTAACCTCGGTAAAACAACTGAAGTCCTACGTGACGAACTCAAGTTCAGTAAGTTCATCGGAAGACTTCGTAAAAGATTTAGCGAACTTTTCCACGATCTTCTCAAGACACAACTCATCCTCAAAGGAGTAATTGCTCCCGAAGATTGGGATGAGATGGAAGAACATATCCAGTATGACTTCCTGTTTGACAACCACTTCAATGAATTGAAGGAACAGGAAATGATGCTACAACGTATGAACCTCGTTACTCAAATGGATCCATTCCTTGGTAAGTATTTCTCTGTTGACTACATCCGTCGTCAAATTCTCCAACAGACTGAGAAAGAAATGAAGGAAATGGATAAGCAAATCAAGGGTGATATTGACTCTGGTCTTGCTATGAATCCTGCTGACATTAATACGTTTGACATGATGGATCGTCAAAACGATGCCTTTGCTCCTGAACTAGAAGCACAAGCAGCGGACGATGCTCAAGCAAGAGAGATTGAAAAGATGAAGGCAATGCCAAAACCCGCTCCAGCACCAGCGGCAAAAAAGAAAACTGATAAATAACTAATAACCCGTTTTTATGTTATGTCTGATCAACCATTAGATTCTGAAGTGCTCAATGTTGTCAACTTAATTGCTGACAAAAAACGAGCGGATGCTCTCGATGCTATTGAGGACATCCTTTATGCTAAAGCATCAGAAACAATTGATACATATAAGAAGACCGTAGCTAATACGTTCTTTGATGAACCAACAGGAGATACTCCAGAAGAACAATGAAACTAATTACTGAAAGCATCGAAGACATCCGTATCCTTACAGAGGAAAAGGATGGTGAAAAGCACCTCTACATTGAAGGTGTATTCCTCCAGTCGGAGATTAAGAACCGTAACGGAAGAATCTATCCTTTCGATGTTCTCAATAAAGAAGTTGAAAGATATTCTGAAGAGTATGTCAAAGCTGGTCGTGCCCTAGGTGAACTAGGTCACCCTGACGGTCCCACTGTCAATCTTGATCGAGTGTCTCACAAGATCACATCACTAAAGGCAGAGGGTAACAACTTCATGGGTAAAGCAAGAATTCTTGATACTCCCATGGGTAAAATTGCCAAGAGTCTCCTCGGTGAAGGTGTAAAACTTGGTGTTTCCTCCAGAGGAATGGGTTCTCTCAAAGAGGAAAACGGCGTGAAGTATGTTAGTGATGACTTCATGCTCGCCACTGCTGCTGATATCGTAGCAGATCCTTCCGCTCCTGACGCTTTCGTCAACGGAATTATGGAAGGTAAAGAATGGGTTTGGGAAGGCGGTTTACTCCGTGAAAGACAAATCCAAGAGATGAAAAAGGAAATTGATAACGCTTCTAGAATTAATCTAGAAGAAAAAATGCTTTCCGCATTTGACAAGTTCCTTTCAAATCTTTGAATTCATAAATAATCTTAGAATAATCATTTAGATACTTACGAGGAAAACTCAAATGTCAGATATGCTTAACGAAAAGTTTGAGGAGTTTGCCAGTGAGCACGCCACTGTCCTCGCTGAGGCAGGACAAGATCCAATGCCAACGGTGACGGCTGCTGTTCTTCCTGGTGACGCCGCTGCTTCAGGTCAATCAAATACTGCTGTTAACGCTAAAGCCGCTGCTGGCGAAGGCGCTACAGGACATGCCGCTCCACTTCAGCCTGGTATTGCCATCGGTCAGAAGGCACCCGCTGAAGTTAATAGCGTAACCACCACTCCTCATGAACATGATGAGGATGGCGATGAGAATCCTGGTGCTAAGGCTGCTGCTCCCATCTCTGGTGGTATCTCTGGCGAACCTAACCGTGGCGCTTCTAACACTGATCTTCCTAACGGAACTGCTCCTAAGTTCGGTGCTGAAATTGCTTACGGAACCAAGGAAGGTGGTAGCGTAACCTATCCCATCAAACCTAAGTTTGAAGACCTCGACGTATCTGCTGATGTTTCTGCTCTCACCGAGGGTACTGAACTCAGCGAAGAGTTTGCTGAAAAAGCAAAAACAATTTTTGAAGCTGCTGTTAAGTCTAAGTTGTCTGAAGAGTGGACCAAACTCGAAGAGCACTACAAGACACAACTCGCTGAGCAAGTCGAAGCTGTTAAGAAAGAACTTGCTGAAGAAGTTAACGGCACCGTCAACTACGCCGTCACCAAGTGGCTTGAGGAAAACCAAGTTGCTGTTGACCGCGGAATCAGAAATGAGATTACTGAAGACTTCATTAGCGGTCTAAAGAATCTCTTTGAATCACATTATATCTCAATCCCCGACGAGAAGGTAGACGTTCTCGAAGGTATGACTGAAGATCTTTGTAAGATGGAAGAACGCCTCAACGAACAGGTTAAGGCTAATATTGAACTTCAAAATCGTCTTAATGAGTCTGCTAAGCAGATCATCGTCAAGCAAATTGCCGAGGATCTAGTAGACACACAAAAGGACAAACTAGCATCCCTCGCTGAGGGAGTTGAGTTTACTTCTGAGGAGGAATTCTCTAAGAAACTCACCACTATTAAAGAGTCATACTTCCCCAAGGAAGGTGCTCCTAAAGTAGTTGCTGACGAAACTCCAGTGGAAGCAGAAGAGGTAACACCAGCAATGGCAATGTACCTCCAGGCAATGAACCGCTGGAATCAGTGATTCCCTAAATAATTCTATCCACATTTCCTAACAAAAAACTCGGAGAAAGTAATGTTTAACGCACAACATCTCCAGGAAAAGTGGTCCCCTGTTCTTAACCATGGCGAAGCTCCTGAAATCCAGGATCGCTACAAGAGAGCAGTGACCTCTGTACTCCTGGAAAACCAAGAAAGAGCTCTTCGTGAAGAGCGCGGCATGATCAATGAAGTTGCCGTAAACTCACTAGGCGCTAGCACCGTAACCCCCGCTGGTTCTGCTCTCGCTTCAAACAACACCGCTGGTCTTGCTGGTTTCGACCCCGTTCTAATCAGCCTCGTTCGTCGTGCTATGCCTAACCTAATGGCATATGACGTTTGTGGTGTTCAGCCTATGTCAGGTCCTTCAGGTCTCATCTTCGCTATGAGATCCCGCTACGAGAACCAAGGCGGAGAAGAGGCACTGTTCAACGAGCCTGATGCCAACTTCACTGCTGGTCTCGACGCTACTGCTGGTGCTTATGACACCACACGTGGTGGCGCTGGTGATGCCCTTGCTGGCACCAACCCTGGTCTCCTCAACGACGGTGGCACCTACGAAACAACCCGTGGTTTCTCACGTGAAGATCTAGAGCAAGCTGGCGATGCTGGTAAGCTGTTCCGTGAGATGTCATTCAGCATCGAGAAGACCTCTGTGACTGCTAAGTCCAGAGCACTCAAAGCTGAGTACACTCTAGAACTCGCTCAAGACCTCAAGGCAATCCATGGTCTTGACGCTGAGCAAGAACTCGCTAACATCCTTTCTAGCGAAGTTCTCGCTGAGATCAACCGTGAAGTTGTCCGTCGTGTATACAGCGTTGCTAAGCCTGGTGCTCAGAACAACGTTGCTAACGCTGGCATCTTCGACCTCGACGTTGACAGCAACGGTCGTTGGTCGGTTGAGAAGTTCAAAGGTCTTCTCTTCCAAATCGAGCGTGACGCTAACGCTATCGCCCAAGACACTCGTAGAGGAAAGGGCAACTTCCTGATCTGTTCAGCTGACGTTGCTTCTGCTCTCGCCATGGCTGGTGTTCTTGACTATTCCTCAGGTCTCTCAGGCGCTGGTGGTCCTTCCATCGGTACTGTTGATGACACTGGCAACCTTGCCGTTGGTACTATTAACGGTCGTATCAAGGTCTACGTTGATCCTTACTCTGCTAACTTCAGCGATGACCACTACTACGTAATGGGTTATAAGGGCACTTCTCCTTATGACGCTGGTCTCTTCTATTGCCCATACGTTCCCCTCCAGATGGTTCGTTCGATCGATCCTAACAACTTCCAGCCCAAGATTGGCTTCAAGACTCGTTACGGTATGGTCAGCAACCCATTCGTTACCACCAACGGTGCTTACAACGGCACCCCTGACGGTGAGACCCTCACCGCTGGTGTTAACATGTACTACAGACGTGTTCTTGTACGTAACCTCATGTGATCCATTGGATTCACAAATCCACTGGGGGACTTCGGTCCCCCTTTTTTTATGGAGATAACATGAACTTAGATTTTTTACATGGCGAATATGTTTTCAAA